TTTTGATTGGGGATCAAGTAAACCATGGGCAGTAACGTATTTTTTTGAGGCTAGTGGTGAACAATCTTCAGATCGTGAATTTGATTCATCAGTCCCATATATTCCTAAAGGGTCAGTTATAATACCTTCAGAAATATATGGTTGGACTGGAGTTGTAAATGAAGGTGATCAGGCAGTATCTCAAACAATAGCTGAACGAACACTTTTAATGGATAAGACACTTGAGATTGAATATGGTTTAAGAATAATCCCAGGCCCTGCTGATACTTCAATATACGAGGTCAGGGATGGAACAAGTATAGGTGCAAATCTTGCATCACATGGATGTAGATGGACAAAGGCATATAAAGGAAAGGGATCAAGAATAGCAGGGTGGGCTATTATTAGACAAATGCTAAATGCTGCAAAGAAGAAAGACAGAGAGAAGCCTCAATTATATTTCTTCCCTGCTGCACAGCACCACATTAGGACAATTCCAATTCAACAGAGAGATAAGAAGAAACCTGAGGATATTGATACAGATGGGGAGGACTATTTACTAGATTCCTGTCGCTATGGGCTCTCTCGAAAAATGTTAAATATGAGTAGAGGAAAAGTGAGGCATTAATATGGCTAGAAAACAAAATTTTGACAGATCGACACATGATGTAAGCACACAACATCCTGATTATGAGGCACGTGTTCCAGAATGGGAGAGAATGCGAGATTGTATGAAAGGAGAAGAGGCAATAAAAAGAAAAAAAGAAAAATATCTTCCTAGACCAGCAGGGATGTCTGGTGAATATGCGGATGCATATGATGCGTATATAGAAAGAGCACATTTTCCATTGATATGTCCGTATGCACTTTCTGGAGCATTAGGGGTAGTAAATACTAAAGCTCCTGAGTTTAATCTTCCTACAAAACTTGAATATCTGTATGATAATGCTACCAAAGATGGGAGAACACTGCGACAATTATTTTTGGATATTATAGTTGATCTATTCCAGACAGGAAGAGTTCCAATAGCAGTTGAACCTACTGAAAATAATGAATTTAGATTTGTGCAGTACACAGCAGAAAGTTTTATTAACTGGAAAACATCTTCTATCGCTACAAAATCCAAAAAAGATGCTTTGGCTACAAAAGGTATAATTCTAGCTGTAATGAAGGAATCAGTACAGGTAGACAAGGATGCATTATATGCACATAATTATCAGGATGCCTATAGATCTCTTTTAATTGAAGATGATAAATATACAATAAGGTATTATGTAGATAATGTTGAGCAGATTGATGAAGCACGTGTTCCTAAATATATGGGAGCTACTATTGATGAGATTCCTCTTGTAGTTGCTGGCTCAATAAGCAACTCAGTGGATATACAACCAATACCCTTAATACCAGTGGCAAATTGTTCAGTGCAGATTTATAGGAAAGAGGCTGATCTTGCCAATAGTGAGTTCCTATCATGTAACCCAACACTTGTAGTAACAGGTGCCACAAATGATGATTCCCTTCCAAATGTAGTTGGTTCATCAGTAATGATTGTAATGCCCAATGAATTATCACGTGTGTTTTACACCATAACTGATACAGCAGCGTTAAGCCATGTGAAAAAACACATAGATGACCTATATGAAGAAGCAATTAGGCATGGTGTTGCTATTCTTGATTCCAGAAAAGGAGTTGAGTCAGCAGAAGCATTAAGAATAAGGCAGGCAACACAATCAGCATCCGTTTATTCTATTTATTTATCTGCAATGAATTCGGTGCTAGACGCTTTAAAAATTAATGTGTAAGTGGGCAAATATTGACCCATCAGAAGTAACAGCAGACGCACCTAGTTCTCTAAGTTTTGGTATTCCAGATTCCAATGTCATAAAAGAACTTATAGCAGGATTTCAAAGTTCTGGTGTCATTCCATTACCAGTTATACACAGATATCTTGTATCATCAGGACTTCTCGAAGCCACTGTAGGATATGAGGATTATGTTGCATTACTTGAAGAAAATTTAAAGTTGAAAACATCATTAGGATTAACCGAAACTGATGATACTACGGATGGAGATATTACTTCATCTAAAAAACCTTCAGTATCCCCTTCTACTATAAAAGAAGTAGAAGGAACTGAAGACAAATAAAAGGTTCTGAGAACCTATCTTCCTGAGGAGGAAAAACAATGCCAATGGATTTTAGTTTTATCGAAGATGCAGATTTACGAACAAAGGCAGAGACTGAGTATGCGGCAGAAGAGACTACAAGAAAAGCAGAGACTCAGACGCTAATTGATACGAGTATTTTAGGATTGAAAACAAAAAATCAGGAGCTTTTGGACGAGAAAAAACAAATTCAAAAGACGCTCAAGAATTTTGATGATATTGATCCAGAAGCAGCAAAAGAAGCATTGAAATTCTTAGAAAATAATGAAGATGCACAGCTTATAAAGGACGGCAAGATTGATGAACTTATTGATAGAAGGACATCTACTTTACGTACTGATCATGAAGCTGCTGTGGAAACCCTTGCTACAGATTTACTTTCTGCTTCTGAAGGTAAAACAAAGTATAAAGGATTGTACCAAGGAAAACTTCTCGATGATGCATTGACAAGTGCTGCATTAGATGCGAAAGTGCAGAATTCTGCTATCCCTGATATTATTCTTAATGGAAAAATGTTATTTTCTGTTGGTGCAGATGGCGTAATAGAATCACGTGATAAGGACGATAAGGTACGAAAGACGAAAGACGAAAAAGTACTTACGCCCATTAACTGGATTGAAGAGAGAAGGGAGGCTTCTCCTCATTGGTGGGGAAATTCTGAATCTGGAAATCTCACTCCAGGTATAGACAGTGATGATTATTCAGTGGCTTTAGCACGTGCTGCAAAGTCTGGGGATAATAAAGCTTTTAGGAAATTACGAGCAGCAGTAAAAAAATAAATATTTTCCTTTAGATTTTTCTTGACAGTAAGGTGCATGGTAGTTTATCATGCACTTTACTTAGTTCCATCTTAGTGCTTCTGGGAAGCAAAGAATGTTGACCTTGGGGGTCGGAAAATTAATAATTAATGCCGACTCCATTTTGCTAGTCGGTGAATATAATTCCTGATTAGGAGGAAACAAAATGGCCAATATTTGGGAACACCCAGATGTCATCGCTATGGAAGCACTTTCACATCTTGAAGATGCCCTTACCATAGCTCCTTTATGTGCAAAAGATACCACATCTGAATTCACATCCAAAGCAAACGGATGGAAAGTAGGTGATACTGTATCGTTTAGAACACATGGAGAATACACAGTAACTAACTTTACTTCTTCTATTACCCCACAGCCTATCACAACTTCCAGTCGTCCTATGAAGATTGAGAAGCATTTTGATATTTCTGTAGAAGTTACAGCACGTGAAGAAGCCCTTGAACTTGATTCATTTTCTGAACAAGTAATTCAGCCTGCAATGTATGCACTCGCTGAGGAAACTGATCGTTATTTCGGTACTAAGATTCTTGAAGCAGCAGGTCTTTATGTTTCTGATGCACTTCTTGCCAATGCCGCAGATGTTGCACAAGCAAGAAAAGCCGCTATTCTACAGCAGCTTGCTATGAATCGTTTCTGTCTTGTTGATCTTGATGCTGAAGCAACACTTCTTGGTCAGACTTGGTTTAATCAGTCACAGACACGTGGTGCAGATGGTGAAGAGACCTTGCGTGAAGGTGATATGGGACGTGTAATGGGAATGGATTGGTTCAAGTCTATTGCATTTCCAACAAACAGTGTCGCACATACTTGCGGTACTATGATATGTACTACAAACAACACTACTGCAACCAAGAATATTATTGGTGATACTTCTCTTGTAGTTGATAATCAAACTAGTTCTAAAGTTGTTAATGTAGGTGATCGTCTTGCTATTGCCGGTGTACGCAGACCATTGAAGGTTAAGACTACAATTGCTGATACTACTTCTACAGTTTTGGTAGAGCTTGTTGATCCTATTGCTGAAATTATCCCAGATAATGCTGCTGTCACTGTAATTGGCTCTGGACAAGATATCACTTATAAAGGTGCTATTTTTGATGATCGTTCGCTTGCAGTTGCATTTCCAATGCTCGATCTTCCTGGTGATAAAATCGCCGCTACTGCATACAATAACGGTGTTTCTGTTCGTATCGTCAAAGGATATGATATGCAGTCTAAAGTAACCACATTGTCTCTGGATTTCATTGTTGGTTCATTTATGATGGATCCTAGACGAACCACATTGCTTGCTGAGTATTAATAGTAGGTATTAATCTTAATTTGTAAAAGAAGGAGTTACATATGAAAATGTATAATAAAGAAGGTGCTTCTTGTAATGTCGCAAAAGATCAAGTTTCTCTACTGACGGATGCAGGTTGGTCACGTAAGGCTCCCGATCCTATAACAGAACTTGAGTCGGCAGAAACAGTTGATGAATCTTCCGAAGTAGTGAAAACGGAAGTAAAAGCACCTAAAGTTGCAAAAGCTGTTAAGAAGATTATTCCTAAACGAAAGTAAGGTGGGTTAAATGACACTTGATGCAAGTGTGGGAACATCTACAGCAAATTCATATGTTACGGTCGTGGAGTCGGATGATTATTTTTCTACTCGACTCCACGGCACTTCTTCTTGGTCAGCATTAGTGGATAAAGAATCTGCATTGATTACTGCAACTAAAATGCTTGACTGGTTTGTTGCATGGAAGGGAACGAAAGTACTAGATACACAATCATTACAATGGCCTAGGAATTCAGTGCTACGTCCCAGTGGTGTTTCTGTGGATAGTTATATAGTTCCTGATGAGGTGAAAGTGGCTGTTTATGAATTGGCTTTTGCCTCAATTAAAGGTGATCGTGTTTCAGAGAGTACCCTTGATGGTTTGTTACAAGTTAAAGCAGGTCCTCTTATGTTGAAGACTGATGGAGGGGGTTTTGATTCCACTAAGAAGGAATCAATTCCAGATCATATCTGGAAAATATTATCCGACTTAACAACACGTGTTTCTGGTGTTGTTCGGTTAATGAGGGCGTAAATGTCTTTAGAAGATGTTTTTCATGATGCCTGTGAGACTATTTTTACAGTGTTCGAATCTCTTATAAGGGATGGTGAGTATCTTATAACGAAAACTGATGGTTGGGAAAATACAACGGTTGAGCCTGAGTCAATTCCCATGGATGTAATAATTAATGCATATTCTAAGAAGGATGTTGAGCAGACTTCTTTTTATGATTTAGTACAAGTAACAGATTTAGTAGTAATGATACGTGGTAAGCAGATTACTACCCCGTTATCGACAAAAAATGAGATGCAAATAACACACAAGACATTAGGTGTTAAATTGTACAGCATAGAAGCATGGGACACTGATCCTGCATCTGCGCTGTACGTTGTTCTCTTGAGAGCAAGTAATTGATATGAACATTGCAGAGTTTAACAATAGACTTTCAGGTCTGTATTCACGTGTATCTTCTAATCTGAAGAGTGCTTTATACGAGCAAGCACGATTGATAAGACATGATTTACAAGCTAGATCACCTGAAGACACAGGAATTTTTAAATCTAGTTGGGTTATGTCTCGTATTTCAAGTGCAGATAACTCTTTGTCTATTACTGTACAAAATCCCATTTCGTATGGGTATTTTCTTGAAGCAGGGGTTCCGATAGGAAAAGCCCCTTGGTATTTTCCACATGCTAAATCTAAACCATCAGGAAAGTTAGTTGTGCGTAATGGCCGTGTTTGGGCTGGGGGATTGAGTCCGTCAGGATTTGTAGTAGAAGGTATTACCATAGTTGTAGCTGATAGCAAAACAGAAAAGCGAGTGGTAAAATCACTTGCAGATGGTATAATGGGCGCCCTATGATTAAGAAAGAAGCGGCACTGTTAGAAATAAAAAGCAGAATAAAAACTGTTAAGGATTCTCTTGGATTAGTTACTTTTGTCCGTACCCCTACAGTTCCAGTTGACGCACAGGAAATGCCTGCCATTTTTATGATAGAAGGTGTAGATCATATAACTAAATATGGATCAAGAAAACCAACTGGATATCCTGCTAAACGTGTAGCAGAGGTTGTTATTGAGTTAATCACCTCTAAAAAAGATAGTGATGGCAATGATGTTGATATTAAGTCTATGTATCGAACAGTACGTTCTACAATTATGATAAATGTAAATCCTCTATTGAAGGAGGATGGATCACCAGATCCTACAGTTTTTATACGTGAGGCACGTACAGAAGGACCTAGTGGATATGGACTCCCAGATGTAGTCGGAATGAGACTTGTCTTGGAACTTTTTTATACAGATGAAGGTTAATGGATTCTAAGGAGGATTCTAATTATGACTACTTCCCCAAGCACTGACAATTATACCTTAGGAAAAGGTATAGTGTACTTTGATCAAAAAGATCTTGATACAGGGTTGTATGGTGGTGAGCGTGACCTAGGTAATGCACCTGCGTTTTCGTTTAATATTGCACTTGAAAAATTGGAGCATTTTAGTTCACGTGGTGGACTGAAGGCTAAAGATAAAGAAATTATCTCTCAGATTACTCCCGGTGTTACATTTACACTTGATGAGATTAATAAACAAAATTTTGCATTGTTGACTCTTGCGGATCTCAATGAGGTTACACAGACTGCTGGTGGTGTTTCTGCTGAGGAAGTAATTGCACATCCTGGTATGCGTTCTGACCTTGCTAATCGTAGCATTGGTCATTATGCACTTCCTTACGATGGTGGTTCTGTTATATTTGTTATAGGTGAAACTGTAACAGGGGCGGCAGGAGGAACTGGCGTTGTAGTTGCTTTAGTTGCTGCTTCAGATGCTACAAGCGGTACTTTATACATCACCAAAACAAATGTAACAGCTTATGTAGACGATGAAGCAATTACTGGTAGTGGAACTGGTGCTGCTGTTGTGAATAGTGCTACTGGTGCAGTACTTCAGGCTGACGTTGTCATGCTTGTTCAGGATGATGCAGATGCTATTACTTATGTGGCTGGTGTAGAAGGTGTTGGTAATTATCAGGTACTCACTGATATGAAAGATGGTACTATTGGCCGTATTTTGATTAATGTTGATCAAACATCTCCATCTAATGCAATTGCTGAAGCTGATGTTCTTCATATTACTTATGGATTTTTTGCTGCTTCTTATACTGAAGTTAGGGCATTTAAGAATACCCAAGTTGAAGGGAAACTTCGTTTCATTTCCGATAATCCAGCAGGAGAGCAGCAAGAGCTTGAAATTTGGCGTTGTTCGCTTACACCAACTGGAGATACAGCATTGATTGGTGATGACTGGTCTACCCTTGGATTTACTGGTGAAATTCTTAAAGATGAAACGGCACATCCGGCTAGTCCTTATATGAATATTATCATGTCGTAAAAGTACCAAGAAAAGTACTATATAAATAAAGTAGGGGTATTAACGTACCCTTACTTTCATACTAAAGCCTAAGAGAAGGAAGAAGAAAATGGCTGCTGAAAAACAAAGACTAACTCTTGATTTAGAGTCCTTATTTCCCGGTGATACCCTAAAAATCGGAAAAAACGTAATTGATATTCGTCCATTACGTATTAAACAAATTGCTACTATAACACGAAAGTTAAAAGGTATTGGTAAGATACTATCGGATGAAGGTGTTGATTGGGACAATTATAGTCAACCTGAAAGTATTCTCAAAATAGCTGTAGTTCTAATTGATCAATTCCCTGAAGTTATTTCTGAAGCATCTAATATACATATTGATGATTTAATTCAATTACCAGTGGATATTCTTATTTCTGTTGTTGATAAGGTTGTTGAAGTA